TACTTTCCACAATAGAGTAAGCGTGAGGATCATAAGCAATCAATGGTAATTCGAATTTACCCATCCTAAAATAACGATCGATTGGCATTGAACCGCTATATCTGACTAGATAATACTTATCGGGTTCGTAGTCATAAATCAGTTTCACTTCCTTTGGCTTACCATAAGGATCAATAAAGGCAGCTACCATTTTTCTGATAGCTGCCGCTAATTTATATCTATCTTCTTGTGGTTTAATGATTAATGGTAAATTAAACTCTAAAGGGTCTATATCTGAACCAAAGTAATAAGCACCAGGACTACCAGGAATAGATACTGTATAGTCGCGAATTGGCGGAGCAGCTGGATGTTGGAATCCTGGTAAAAGCGCTAAACCTAATTGATTTAACGATTTCCCATCTATTGTTAAACTCATAATTGCCCCACCCTTCTTCCTGATGTTTTAATATGTTTTCCTAATTCGACTGCTAATTTTTGCACATCGGCTTCTTCTCTAATTACAAATGTTGAACCCCTAAACATGTCAGCAAAATTATATGAATCTGATTTATTTGCATTTGAAGAGGAATTGCCATCCACATTACTTTTACTAGCATTTCTGTTCATTGCTTGTGAGCTATTGGCCATACTGCCATATACATTACTCATGACACTTTTTAAACCAGATAATTCTTTCATAGAACTAGCCATTGAATAACTCATATCGCCAATTAATCGACTCATAGTACCTGTAATACCAAGTGACTTTTCATTTGACGATAATGGCGTTACCGAAACACGATTACCCCTTTTAGTAAACAACTCTGGTCCAGCTTCTCCAGCAATAAATGAACCATCCCCAAGAACATGTCCACCCGTAGCTAACATTGGTATTCTAGGGATACTCGGTTTGCTGCCACCGACAAATGGAACCCAATCTGGCATTTCGATGCTGTTAATACCTTCAATCAATCCGTTAAGCATTGATACTACAGCATTTATCGGTGCTTTGGCTGCTGCTTTAATACCCTCGAAAACCCCACCGAAAATTTTTACAATTCCGCCCCATGCTTTTTCCCAGTTCCCCGAGAAAACACCGGAAATGAAATCTATAATTCCGTTAAGGATTGGTTTTAAAACATTATTCCACATATCTTTTATTCCACTGAATGCATCTGATACGATACTACCAATCGCAGAGAATACAAATTTAAATGCTGGCATAAGAACTGTTTTGATAATAGATGTAATGACTGAAAACACAGGTGATAATATTTCATTCCAAACACGTTGGATAATCACAAATGCATCTTGGACAACATCTTTTATAATTGCAAATCCCTGTTCGAAAACTGGCTTTAAAGTTCCTGTAATTATGGACACTATTTGATCTATTGTCGGTTTGAAATATTCATTGTATATAGCCATTATCTTATCACCGAATAATACCCATATAGCAATTAATCCTGCGATTGCCGCAACCACTAAAGTAATCGGACTTGTTAGAACAGCCATAACACCTGCAAAGGTTATAGCACCTGATGTGGCTAAAAATATTACTGGAGCAAGAGCTGCGCAAATACCAACAAGTATACCAAGCGCAACTGTTATAGCAGTAATTGCCGCCGCTAACACTGGATGAGCTGAAATAAACCCGGCAAATGCAGATACAACATCAGCTACTGTAAGTAACACTGGTTCAAGAGCTTCTTTTAAATCGTTCATCGCTTCTTTCAACTTGACCATAGGCGATGCGTCCGTTTTACTTATGGATTGTTGTAAATCATCAATGCCTTGTTTTAAATCAGCTTGTTTTTGTTCGGTTTGTAAAATTGTATTTATGATTTTTTGACCTTGGTCTTCCCACATTGTTCCGAAAAGTTCTACACCAATTGCTTCCTTCAAATCAGCATCCTGGATTTGATCTAGCCATTTAACCATATCCACAAATGCTTGTTTACCTTCTTCTCCACCTTTAGCAATAGCTTTGCCCCAGCCTTCTAATTGAGCAAATATTTCTTGTACAGCTGCACTATCGGGCGGATTTTTCGCAAGCTCCAGTTTCTGCGCATTCATTTCTTTAAAAGATTCTAACTCGGCTCTATGTGATTCGCGAACAGCGTCCATTTCATCACTCAAGCGCTCACTTAATGCTTGTTTGCGGTTATTCTGACTTTCTTTTAAAGCGGATAAGTTCGCTTGATTGACTTCTCTTAATGAATCAAGTTGCGCTTTATTTGATTCACTAAGAGCCTTTAAGTTTTCTTGTTTACTTTGCTGGAAAGCTTCTTTTTGTTCTTGTTGTCGTTCTTTCAGAGCTTCCTTCTCATTATTTATTTGCTCTTTAACTTGCTCTTTTCGGCTATCAATCTCTGATTTCAACGCTTCTTTCTTTGCATCAGACGCTTCTTTTATACCGTCTTTTTCTTCTTTTAATCTATCGATTTGACTTTTACGTTCTTCACGTATTTTATCTAGGCGCATTTTCTCTTCGAGATCTTGCAATGCCTTTATTGCTGCCTGACGTTCTTCTTCATTTTTTGCTTTGCTTATTTTTATCTTTAAATCAGCACGTTTTTCAGCATTTTCACGATCTTTTATATATTTATCTTCGGCTGCTGTTTTTCCATCTAGATAGCCAATTTGATCGTCAATTGCTTTAAGGCGATTGTATTTTTCCTCATCGATTAATTTCATACGTTCCATGTATTCTTTATCGATGAGTTTTATTTTCTGTTCAGATGACTTCTCAAACGCCTTAACTTCCGCTTCAAGAGACTTTTCAAGCGCTTTTTGTTGGTTATCGTAATTTTTGGATGCCGCATCATATTGAGCACTAAGTTTTTTTTCTAAATTCTTTTGTTGATTCTCGTAACTTTTAGAAACCGTATTGTATTCAGCATCAAGACTTTTAGCTAATGCGTTCTGTCTTTGACTATGACTTTTAGAAAGTGCTTTCTCTTGATTACTAAATGAGTTCGCTAGTGCGGATTCTTGTTTCGCGAATCCTTTTTGCATCGATGATATCTGTTCATCAGACATTTTTTCAGTATCATCCACAACATCTCGAATAGCATCTTTCATAGAGGTTTTTAATCCTCGGCTCATTTCAACAGAACGGACACGACCTTCTTTAAGACCATCCAATAAATTATCGATATTCCATGATTTTTCCTTTGCTGCACTTGCCATGATACTTTGTACTTCTTGTGCTGTATAACCAACTCGTCTTAGTTGCGCGCCATATTCGGCAATAATATCGAGTTGTTCAGGCGGAAATCCTATTTTTAAAAGAGAATTAACTAATCCTAGTGCTTCTTCATTTGATATATTTAATTCGCTACCAATTTCATTGGTTTCTTGTATTAATTCTGTAAAATCAATCTGCGAATAAGAACTAGCAATCGTTGCTGCGCCTTGTACTATTGCCATATTGGTAGCATCGGAAGCATCCTTATTTAATGACCATTGTCTACGTACACCCTCTAAAGCTTCCTCTGCATCACCACCATAGGCTGTTACAGTTCTGACTGCATCCTCCACAGATCTCTTTGATGATTCTGGAACGTCAAAGGTAATATCGATTTTCGTCTTTAACTCGGACATATCTAGAGCCTGTCCGATGACTTCCTGAATGCCCCCACCAGCAACTATCCCACCTAATACGTTTTCTAATTCAACGCCTAATCCTTTGACACTTTCACCAGTTTGATCGGCTTCTTGAGAAAGCTGATTTAAATCATTTCTGATGTTCTGAATAGAATTACCATCATCAACAGAACGAAGCGCCTGTTGCAACTTCCCAATATCTACTTCGGCTCCTAGCGCTTCCCTTCCAATTATCTCAATTGCTTGTTCTAACTGCCTACTTGATGCCGTACCATTTTTAATTGCATTCACAAGACGATTCCCTAATGCATCCGCAAAATCATCAACACTTTTTCCTGTGGCGCTAAATAAAGTCTCTAATTGTCTTGTTGAACTTGCTGCTTTTTCTTGTTCAGCCTTTAATCCTGCTAGACTGTTTTTGAATGTATTAAGTTGCCCTTCTGTAAATTCAATTTCACGCCTAAACGCCCGATATTGTTCTTCATTTATTGCGCCACTTTCAAATTGCGCTTGAACTTGCTGTTGAGCTGATTTTAAGCTGTCTAATTTTTTCGTCGTATTCTCAATTTGTTGCGTGAGTAATTGTTGTTTTTGAGAAAGTGCTTCGATATTACCTGGATCGAATTTTAATAGTCTTTGAATATCGTTCAATTCTTTGGATAGTTCGCTACTTCGTTTATTAACATCTTTTAAAGCATTTTGAAGACCGGTAGTTTCTCCACCGATTTCTATCGTTATCCCTTTAATTCTTCCTGCCATGTTATCACCTCACTTGTTTAGAAATTGTTAAAGTCATCTTGTGTAGCTGTTCTTGTATTTTCTTGTTCTTTCTTCGGATTTCGTAATTCAACATACTCATCGATATAATCCAAGCAATCACCTATTGTCATATCTTCTAAATCTTCTTTTGAGAGTTTGCATGAATAACAAAGAGCAAGGAATGTATCAACAGAAAAACTACCCTTCCC